TACATATGAAGGAAAAAATACCATATCACCTTCTTTTACTTTAGGCAAATGCCACGGTTGGTTCCAATCATCTGGCATCTCATAGCCTTTACAAGGATGCATATTACGTAAAAACATATGATGCATTGGATTGTAAAATACAGTTGATTCGTGCTCACTAGGATCAAATATTAAATAATGTATAGCACTGTATAGAGTGCTTGGATATCCTCCTTGATGATCATGTTCTTCTTGAAAACTACCTTGAACACCTACATTATACCATAAATCAACATCTACTTTCCATTTTTTGTTTTTGTTAAATCCTGCTTTGTTTAAAAATGTTTGTACTGTTGGTGTATATAATTCTACCCAATCAGGACCTAATTTATCTAAGCCTTCAAAATAATCACTGTATAATTTTAAATTATTGTTATTAGGAGGTATTTCTGTTAATTTTTCCATTACTTCTTTGATAAATTTTTCTTTTATTTTTTCTTGATTTAAAAGAGTAGTCTTGTAAATAGGTATATCAAATAATGATGTTTTGTAAATCATGTTTCACTCCAATCAGATGTCAAAGATAACTTTGATTCAACTTTTTCAAATTCTGCTTTGTTAATAAAAAACAGCAAAGAATATCTAGGTGCAGTTTCAACTTTATAAGAATTAGGTCTGTGCCATTGGTCTGCACCATAAGCAATAAGTCTATTAAATTTGTTTCCTGTTCTTATAGTTTCTGTAAAATTTGAATGATTATTTTTTAAATCTATAAGATATTGTTCTGTAACTTGTTGTTTCAAATTAAGTAATTTTCTTGATGCAAAGTCACCCTGTTCAAATACACCTTCGGTAGTCTTGTCAAAAATGCTTGTGCCTGTATCCATATTTGATGGTTCCTGATTTAGATAAACCAACCCTGCAAAATTTACACCATCATTGTGTATCCAACCGTAATTTGCTTCGTCTACATCATACGTATCATTTTTGTGAAATCTAATATCTATTTCAAATTTACTTAGCCCATAAAATATTTCATCTGCTATACGTTTAGCAAAATATTTTGCAAAGTCAATGCAATCTTTATCGGCAGTTTTAAACAAGTTAATTGTTCTTTTACCGGGCCAATTTTCGTCATTGTGAAATTCTAACGTATCTCCTAAGTGCATTACTTTCCAAGGATTTACAAAAAAATCATCACGCACATGTATGGATTTATAGTAATTATGCATATGTTTACTTATTGGTAAATCATTATCAGTTTTTAAAGATTGGTATTAAAATAAGTAAATGTATGATACATGACCTAGCTCATCCTAAAGAAAAAATAGCACTGTGGCCTACTTATATTTTTGTTTACAAATATAGAGATTGGCCTTATGATAAAAAAGCTATTGTGGACTGTATTAGATCAGAAGAAGTATTGCAGAAAAAAGACATAGATAGTAATATTGCTTTAGGTATAAAAACAGGCGGAATAAAAGAAAGTAAGTTTGATTTTTTAGAAAAAACAGAAAAATATCCTATACTTGAAAAAATGACAAAATTTTTCCATGAAGCAATCATAGACGTTGTATCTCATGGTTTACCTAGCGTAGATGAAAGATTTACTCTACCAATTAAAACTGAAAATTTAACACCAAAAATATTCGAGTCATGGTATCATATTACAAACAATGAAGGTGCTCATGGATTACACTGTCATCCGGGAGCCAGTTGGGCTGGAATATTTTATGTTCAATCTTCTGAATGTAAGTTTGAAAATGATAACGGTATAAACAGATGGCATAATTCTGCAGCAAATTTAGGACCAGGAGATATTGGTGCTATGTGGGTAAATTCTAACAGCATTTATAGAGTTGAACCAGAAGAAGGCACATTAGTAATGTTTCCTGCATGGATGTGGCACGAAGGAACTGCGTATAAGGGAGAAGAAGATAGGATACTAATTAGTTTTAACAGCGTAGTAGGTGGTACAGGTAATGATAGAAAAAGTGAAGTCATAGAATGATAGATGTTGTTGATAATGCATTTGGAGAAGCCACAAGACAGGAAATATTTGAATTTGTAAAAAATTTATCATATACAGTTGGTGAACAAGATAGAGAAGATACACCTCCAACTGGTGCTGTAAGTGAGTTATGCAGTGATGATTATGATTTACCCAAACTAATAGAACAAAAAACAGGTAGAAAAAGTAATCAAGTATTACGCTATTATGTGAATAGCTACAAAAAACAAGAATTTCCTTATTGGCATGATGACGGAGAATGCATTACTATACTTTATTATCCAAACAATATTGATAGTTTAGACGAAGGCGGCGAAACACAGTTTTATTTAGAAAATAAAATCATAGGTATACCTTATAAGCCAGATAGGTTAATTACTTTTGATGGCAGAATACCGCACAAAGCAACTGCTTTTAGAAATGAAACAAGATACACAATAGCTGTAAAATATAAACAACTACCGTGGAGTTAACATGAATAAATTTTTATGGAAAATTGAAGATACATGTATAGATTATACACCTGTAACGGTTATAAAAAACGCAATTACAAAACAACAATGTAAGCAAATTGTTAAAGAATTACATGAATATGTTGATAGTGAACATGATTTAGAAAGTAAAAAATTTAATGAAGATAATAATCCCGGTTGTTGGAGAGGTTTTCCCACACTTGCTCCAGACGATGTTCCTGGATTATCAGCAGAAAACAAAGATCTAGTAAGAAAAACTATTGAAGAAGCTGGAAAACACTATTTAAAATCCATGCCACAAGCTGAAAAATTAAGTTTTACTACTTGGCAAGCAAGTATGTTTTCAGAAGAATTTAATGTTCAAATATGGTTTAATATAAACCAAAAAGGATCAGCTAATATGATACACAATCATCATGGCGCACTTTTTAGTGGTGTATTTTATTTCCAAGCTGAGGGTACGGGTGCATTACGTTTGTATCCTGAAAACTTTTTAACTGGAAACACCCACCCTTGTTGGCCATACAAAGGAACAATGAATCACCAACCTCAAGATGGTGATATTGTATTATTTCCTGCACACCTTAATCATGATATACCTGCTAATCCTATCGATACACCACGTATAAATTGTGCATTTAATGTTGCATTAGCACCAAAGCACATTCCTTCGTAACTCGATAAATATAGTATATAAGGATAAAATAGTATGGCGTCAAATGCTGCACCTACAGTAGATAGAATACGAATTATTCCGCGACCAGATGATTTTTTAGATAGAAATTTTGGTAATAGTGGCGAAGTATTCTTTGATAAAGAAACAAAAACATTACGTCTTTATGACGGTAAAGCTCAAGGTGGCTATACTGTTGTTACAGATGAAAATATTACAAAACTGTTAGAAACTACCGGAGTATCAACAGTAACGAATGTTGTCACTGTAGTGTCTGCACAAGGATCAGATGTAGGAAACAAATATGTAATAAACGGAGTTTACAAACCTGCTTTAAATTTTGTAATAGGTTATACTTATATTTTTAATCAAGATGATCAGACTAATGAATACTATCCTAATGCCGAAAATACTACACCTAATATACATCCACTTAATTTTAGTGCTGATGATCCAAACGGAGCATTAGGAGCAGGAACCAGTTATTTAGAAGGAGTTGTATATAAATTAGAAGATACAGTGGTTACACAAGCAGAATACTGGAGTGGTTTTATTGCAGCCACAAAAAGATCTGTAGCAATAACTGTAACTAGTAGCACACCAACAACACTTTACTATTGGTGTAAGAATCATTTAAACATGGGTAATACTATTACCATTGCACAACCCGGAACAGGTGCTGGTGGTTCAAACATAGATGTATCAGATTCTGCACCAGATTCGCCCCAGAATGGAAATATATGGTATAACAGTGCAAACGGAAAATTATATGTATATGTTGAAGATACAGATAGCAATCAATGGGTGCAACCTGCTATGCCTATACCTGCCGCAAATTATTTCAATGCTGTCACTACGGGAGATTCTAGCCAAATTTATGCTGTTGGAGAGTCAACTTTAAATTTTGAAGCAGGTCCTGGAATTGACATTACAACAGATTCTTCTAACACAGTTCAAATTTCTGCATCAAATACTGCTGGAGATTCAATTGGTAATTTTACACTTGCTAACTCTGTAATAGACACTGATGATAGTAGTGAAATTGTAGTTACACCTAGTTTAAAATTAGGCAGTGATCTAACTGTAGAAAATGATGTGAATGTTGCTAACAAAGTAAGTGCCGCAGAATTTGTTACTACTTCTCCTGGTAATCCAGTATTCGATAGTGCAAGCACTATTACTTTAAAAGCGCCTGATGGTGTTGTAATAAATCTAGGTGCTTTAAGATTAGCTAATTTTACAAATGCACAAAGAGACGCATATTCAGCAAACAACGGTGATATGATTTACAATACACAAGATAACAGAATTCAAGCATACATAAATGGTGTGTGGAGACGCATAGATGACTCAGGTATAGTATAGTGGAAAGAGAATACACAGTAATTGTAAACGCAGGTGTTGATTTAAAACAAGTAGAAGAAGAACTTACAGCTTCTACAGGGTCAGGACCTATACCAAACAGATCGGTTGATATTACAAATCCAAGACCAGGAAGCCGTAGGCAAACTTATTTTGCATTAACAGATGCAGAAGCTCAAGAACTATCCAAAGACTCAAGAATCATGTCTGTAGAAATTCCACCAGATCAGCGTGATGATATTCAAATAGGATTACATGCAACACAAACAGGTCAATTTAATAGAACAGCAACATTAAATCAAAACTATGTAAATTGGGGTTTGCTAAGAACAAACATGTTAGAAAACTATTATGGAAATAACACAACTGCAAACAATAACTTTGAATATGCACTAGATGGAACAGGTGTAGATGTTGTAATTCAAGACAGTGGTATAGAAGCAAATCATCCCGAATGGCAAGACTATGCAGGTGTATCAAGATTAAAACAGATAGACTGGTATACAGAAAGCGGAGTATCAGGTACGCAAAGTGTTAACCATTATAGAGATTATGACGGTCATGGAAGCCATTGTGCAGGCATAACAGCAGGAAAAACTTATGGTTGGGCTAAAAACGCACACATATATGCTCAAAAACTTTCAGGCCTAGAAGGCAGCGGTGACAGTGGTACAGGTATCAGCGTAACCAATGCATTCGATACAATTAGATTATGGCACAACAACAAAGCTGTTGATCCTGTTACAGGATACAAAAGGCCAACTGTGGTCAATATGAGTTGGGGATACGGAAGTACACGAGATGGTCCACCTGATAATGGAGTTTATAGAGGCACAGCATGGACATGGGGAGTTGATTATAGTGCTGATGCTGCTCTCTGGACAGGTACAGGTATTGTAGTTCCAACAGTTACAGCAACAGCTAGAAGGATACCTATTAGGGTTGCATCAGTTGATGCTGAAATAGACGACATGGTCAGTGACGGTATACATGTGATAATTGCTGCCGGTAATGATTATTATAAAGGTGATGTATCAACCGGTGATGATTACAACAATTCAGTAGTTTATGGTGCTGATACTATTTTTTATCATAGAGGATCAAGTCCACATAGCGATGAAGCTTTTTGCGTGGGTAACATAGAATCACAAACTCAATTAGATGGAAGTGTGTATAGAGATAGAACAAGAGGGAGCAGTAGTAGAGGGCCAAGGGTTGAAATATGGGCTCCTGGCACAAATATAGTCAGTGTTTGTAGTAACACAAATGCAGGTTATACAACAGAAAATTATCCTGATGATACAGATTATAGAATTATGAGTATTAGCGGGACAAGCATGGCTGCTCCACAAGTAGCCGGAGTTATTGCTTGCCATGTGCAAGCTAATCCAAATTTAACGCCTGCACAAGTTAAATCAAGAATAATTTCTGATGCAAAAAATGTTATATTTGATACTGCTAGTAGCACAGATTACACCAATTTTAATACGAGCCTATTAGGGGCAAGTAATAATATGCTATGGAATAGATACGGCCGCCAACCGTTTATATATAAAAATATCTAGGTAAATATTGTAGGAGAAAAACATATGGCGATAAATTTTCCAAATAATCCTAATGCTAATGATGCATTTACTTCTGGTGGCACCACTTGGCAATATGATGGAACTGCTTGGAATATTGTAAGTGAAGAATTTGGAAGAAACATATTTGCTAATTTTTCCGGTGATACAGGCACTGCTACTCCAACAGTATCTTCTGATACTTTAATAGTTGCAGGCGGTAGTAATATTACTACAAGTGTTACAGGAAAAACAATAACTATTAATGGTCAATCAGGTGGACTTACTCAAAATGTTTTTGATACAATAGTAGCAGATGAAGGAAGCACCACAGCTGCTTCAATAAACGATACATTAAACGTGTTAGGTGGGACTAATATTTCTACATCTATTGCAACAGATACTGATAATTTAACTGTTAATATGGATTCACATAGTATAGATTTTTTGTCAGATGTAGATACAACAAGTTCTCCACCGAGTACGGGTCAAGTATTAAAATGGGACGGAGCTAAATGGGCACCAGGAGCTGATGCTACTACTGGAGGTGCAGGAACTGATGCAGACACATTAGATGGATTTGACGGAAGTTATTACTTAGATTACAATAATTTAAACAACAAACCTAGCATACTTACACTTTCAAGTCTAAGTGTTGGTGTAGAAAACACCCCTAGCGGTAATGGTGCAATTTCATATGATAATACAACAGGTGTTTTTAAATTTACACCACCTACAGCATCTGGAATAGGAGCTTTGACAGCTGAAGTGAATGATCTTAGTGCCGCTGTAGTATGGGCAAATGTTCCTGATGCAAATATTACACAAAGTTCTGTAACACAACATCAAGCAGCATTATCAATTACAGAGAGTCAAATTAGCGATTTACAAAGTTATTTGACATCAGTATCAGCAAGCAATTTAAATGCAATTAGTGTTGACGCCTTAAGTGATGTAGATACAACAACTTCTGCTCCTAGTACAGACGATGTGTTACAGTGGAACGGCTCAAATTGGGTGCCTGGTACTGTGTCAGGAGGAGCAGGAGAAGTAAATCAGAACGCTTTTTCTAGCATTGCTGTATCAGGATATGGAAATATAGAAGCTGATAGCAAAACTGATACATTGACTTTTGTTGCAGGTACAGGGATATCACTAGCGTCTAATGTAGGTACTGATACAATAACAATAAACAGTACAGTGACTGGTGGAGCAACAGCATTTACAGGACTTACAGATGTAACAAGTGCAGGATTAAATGTAGGACTTATTTACGAACCTGCAATAGCCATGCTTAGAGTAGACAACGACGGAACCGCCGCATATACATTTAACAGTCATTACACAGGAAATAATCCTACTATAGTTGTTTTGGCAGGTACAACCATTGCATTTGATCTTTCACAAATTAGTGGACATCCATTTCAAATCCAAGATCCAACAAGTAGTCCTTATAATACGGGATTAGTTCATGTTGCCTCTAATGGCACAGTTTCAACTGGTTCATCTGCACAAGAAAAAGTTGACGGAGTACTATATTGGCGTGTACCAGAAAGTATTAGTGGTACATATAGATATCAATGCACTAGTCATTCATCTATGGTGGGAAGTATTACTGTAAAACGTCTAAGTGTAATTTAATAGGCTTGTTAATTCACGCCTAATATCTGACATTCTTTCAATATTAATTCTTAAATTTTTTGGTTTAATTATGCCATGTAAAGAACCGTCATGTCCGTTGTCAATTGTAAACGCTTCTGCTTGTAATTCTTTTAATAATTTTTGACACTTTGTTTTTTTATCACCCTCTTCTAATCTAGTAATATTTTTTGTATAATTTTCTATGTCTTTTTTATATCTATCACTGTCACTTAATCTCATAGGATTTCCTTTTTCAAAACAATGTAATGATCACCTTCGTGATATCCGTTATTAACTTCAGCAAGACTACCTTTATCACTAATACAAGCAAGACTATACGGAATATTTGTTTTACATTCAAATACTATTCCAGGACCAATTTCTTGTTGATATGTTTTTCCGTCTGAAGTATCAATCCATCTCACCATAAATTGACCATCATTTACAAACCAAACCTTTTCCGTTTTAAGGGTGTATGCAAAATCAGTTTTTGTACTTTTATCGAATACAATTATTTTAGCACCAAAGTTAGGTTTTTTAGCCCAATCTAAGTCGTAACCATAATCAGTTTTTGTAACGTTATTATCCATTATTCTAAAAAGTCTATTAGTTTAAATACTGTTTCTAATTTTGCTAAATTTTGTTTGCTATTTAAAGTATTTCGTAATCCATGGTGTAAAGGTTTGGGCCAAGAACCAAAAGATGTCCAAGCATAACCATTATGTTCACCATTTAGTTGAGGTAAAAACTCTTCTTTGATTACACACAAATATGTGTGAAAGGAAAATTTATTATCGTTACTTACAAAAGTTTCTAATGGAATAGATTTTTTTATTTCTACTGGACCTACTTCTTCATTTATTTCACGTTGTAGAGCAGACCAAGGAGTTTCTTTGTCTTCATTAGTACCACCTACTAATCCCCAAAGATTTTTTTGTTTTCCTTGTGTTCTATGTAAAAATAGAAATTTTTTGGTTTTAAGTGCATATATCAAAGCACCACTACACACAATCTTTTGCATATAATTAGTTATCTTAGAACTTTATACGCCAGGTTCCATGTGGATATTCGCCTTCAAACGCAAGTAACCATTCTCCATTACTCCATTTGTATTGAATGCCTGTGTTTAAATTTGTAGTATATATTGTTTTATCAGTGTTAGCACTAGCATCAAATACTATATTCCACTTAGTGCCAGTCCATTCAACAATGTCATTTGCTCCGGCTATAAAGTCACTGCCGTCAGTGTTTTTCCAAGCATCAGCACCGTCTGTGTTTATTGCATCACCAATTGATTCATCTAGTAATAAAATTTTTGTACCAGCTGTTTTTAAGTTTACAGGACTTGTTTTTAATGGATCTATTATAAAATTAATCTTACTGTTATCACCAGTTAATCCTGACAAAATTGAATCTGTTGGCAAAGTATCATTATCCCAATTTACTTGTAATGTGTAGTCATCTAATGTAGTTAAAGCTACATAACCAACTATTTCATTTGGTAAATCAGATCTCTTTAATCTAATTTCTGTTATTCCTGATTGAAATAATCCTTCGCTTCCGACAGCGTTTAAGTATTCTGGCCAACTAGCTTTTCCTGCTACACCATTGTCTATAAGTTTTAAAGTATTGTTTAGCACAAGCAAGTCATAATTATGATATGTGGTACTTGAAGTTATACTTACACCGTCTTTTGTAGTTTCCATATATCCAAATTCGTTTACTACATTTCCATCTTCGTCAATTTTTACTCGTGCTTTTCCGGATGCTTCTGGTCTACTTGTGTCAGCATGAGCTAACAGTTGAGGAGCACTTAATTCTAAATTAATACTGCCATTACTTTCGTCAAAAATGCTTGTCACAATATTTGTTACTACGCCTAAACGTTTTACTTTTGTAGGTGGACTTATGTATATAGGTGTTGAAAATCCTAACGTTGCAACATCTATTTCTGTTTCAGTCCCCATAGGAATACTTCTACTACTAAACGAAGTACTTGTCAAATTTACAACACTTAAACTTGTCCAATCTACATAATTGTCTGTAGTTTGTATTTCTAAACTAGGATTGAAAAGCATAAGAATCTGTTCTAATATTTGTAATTTTTGATCAGTATTTGTACTCCAAATATCAACATTCACATTCAAGTTATATGGAGTAGGCATAAGTCTTTCAACTGTGTAGTTTTTTCCTTGTGTGTTTAAATATTCTTTTCCTTCTTCGTCATAAGCTCGTTCTCTAATATTTAATTTACTTACATAGCTACTATCTGCTAACCTAGCATTATCTAATTCTAATCCTGTTATGTATACAGCCATTCTTGGAGCACTTGGAATTTTGTTTTCTGAATTATCATTAATAATAGATGCAACTTGCCTAGTCATATCTCCATATAAAACAGGTATTTGTACTAACTTGCCTTCACTATCTTTATAAGAAAAATTAGACAACAGCCTAACTATCTGTGTAATGTAGCGCCTTATTTGTCCATCATAAAAATGTTGCATATCAATTATCCGTCTTAGGTCTTAATGCTTTACTTAGACTTTGTCTTTCTTCTACAGTCTCTCCACCTATTGTTGATGTTGTAGAATTATTAACAAATCCTGTTTTTTGTGTATTTCTTGAATCACTTTGTGTCATGCTCATGCGTACACTATCTTCTATTTTCACCCATCTACGCCCGTCATATCTAAATAATCTATTTGGCAACATGTCTGTCCTTAAAAAATAATCACCTTCAACTTGTCCATTAGGAAATGTTATACCGTGTCCAAAACTTTCACCATTTGGTGCTATACCGTCTCCTAACAGATATCCATCATAACCTTCTCTTTTTGGAGTTTGCATTACTCTATCTGCTAGTTCATTTTGTGTACTAGCATCTAAAGTGCTGGTATCTGTTGTTACTATATCAACTTTTCCTTGTTCATCTACCTCTAATGTAAACAAGTTTGTAGTATCATATCCTGATTTACCAGCATCTGCTTCGGCTTGCTTTACTACAGCATCATTTATTTCCTTTTGCTTGTTGTAATTTGATAATAAATCTCTAAGTGTGTCCCCGCCTGGTGCTTCTTCGTCAGCAGGTAAATCAAATATGTCTTTGTATTCTTGGCTATCCATAATTTGTTTAAGTTTTAATCTATAAAGATGTGGATACCAAGTAGGACTATATCCTTCGGACGCTCTAGATACTTCTTCTACAACATAAAAACGCTTCAATGCCAAAGCAAAATCATTTAGTGCATATTCATCTCTAAGATGTGGCAATTCTATTACATCACCTGACATAAATTTTCTACCCAAAGTTTTTACACTTTGTCCTATATGAACTGTCATAAACAATGTATCATTACTTAAAAATAGTCCAAATTGCGATAGATTAAAATCAATGTCTTGAACATTATATACACCTCTTATTGTGTATATGTCTGGATCATACTTTCTATCTCTATTTTCTAAAAAAAGTAAATCTTGTATATTAGTTTCAGCAAAAACATCGTATTTAGGAACATCTGCTGTTGCTTCTGCTTTGTCAATTTGTTTAGGACCTAGATATTTGTGTACATTTACGTCTGTTCCGCCGACAGTAAACATTTCATAGATTCTGTTATCTATAAATTCAAAATCTTTGCCCTTTTCTGGTTTGTATAATGATAGTCTTGGCATATACATATTTATCGAACGATAAATACTATGGAGAAACACTTATGGCAGGATTAGCAACAAAGAAGCAAGAAATATACGATTACGTATATAATATGTTGGGCGGAGGTATGGTTGATGTCGAACTTGACCCAGATCATTATGATACTGCACTAACAAAAGCACTTACAAGATTTAGACAACGGTCTGATAATTCTGTTGAAGAGTCATATATGTTTATGCCCACAGTGATAGATCAAAATGCATATACATTACCAGATGAAGTAATAGAAGTAAGGCGTTTGTTTAGACGCTCAATAGGTTCTAGAACAGGTGGCGGAGACGGAGGTACATTGTTTGAACCATTCAATCTTGCCTACACAAATACTTACTTGCTTTCTAGCACAAACATGGGTGGATTAGCAACATATGATATGTTTAGTCAATACCAAGAACTTGTTGGACGTATGTTTGGTTCATTTATAGAATTTAAATGGAATAGAACAACAAAAAAATTAACACTTTTACAAAGACCTAGAGCAGAAGAAGATTTACTTTTATTTTGTTATAATTATCGTCCAGATGAACAACTATTAGATGACTATCTTGCAAAGCAATGGATAAAAGATTACACTGTTGCTACTTGTAAATATATGCTAGGTGAAGCAAGAAGTAAGTTTGCTACTATTGCAGGACCACAAGGTGGCGGTCAATTGAATGGTGATACTCTTAAAAACGAAGCCGCACAAGAAATGGAAAAATTAGAACAAGAAGTTTCAACAGCAGTACCAGGCGGTATGGGATACGGCTTTACCATAGGCTAAAAATTCACTTGACAAATCATGTATAATTGTATATAATCATATTGTAACTAAAGGATATTCATATGATTATAGGTATTTGCGGACTGATCGGATCAGGTAAAGGTTCTGTAGCTGATATTCTAGTAGAAGAACATGATTATATCAAACTGTCTTTTGCAGATAAACTTAAAGATGGTGTAGCATCTGTGTTTAATTGGGATAGACAGATGTTAGAGGGCGATAACGATGATTCAAGAAAATGGCGAGAACAAAAAGATCAATTTTGGTCAAATGAAACTGGGCAAGAAATAACACCTCGTCTTATTTTACAACTATTTGGTACTGACTGTATGCGGAATGGTTTTTTTGATGGTATATGGGTAAGTTTAGTAAAACAACATTTACTGGAAAGTAAAGGTAAAAATTTTGTTATACCGGATGTAAGATTTGAAAATGAAGCAAAAATGATTAGATCACTAGGCGGAAAAATTTGTCAAGTACGCAGAGGACCAGATCCGTTATGGTTTAGATTATACAAAGACTTAGGACAAGAGCCAACTGATGTACACAAGTCTGAATGGGCTTGGGCCAATGTACAAATGGATTATATCATTGCTAATGACAAGTCTTTAGATGATCTCAAAAATCAGGTGAAAGATCTCCTTGTTTCCACTTGACTCCGTCTAAGTGTAATACACGTTGACAGTTTGCACATATTGTTTTTAAATTTCTAAACTGACAATTTAGTAAGTTACCATCTATATGAAAGACATTAAATTGTTCTTTGTGTTTTCCTTTGAATCCACACTTTTCACATACATCTTTCTTTTCATATCCTACCTGCTTCCATTTTGGAATACCAAATCCTACTGTGCCGTGCTTTAAACATATTTCACATTTTTTTCTGTAATATGTTTTGTTACCTTTTTTGTAATTTACAGCAGCCGGACGCATTCCACATTGACATAAAGGTCTCATAATGTATTTACCATACCTTTACCGCCCCTTTTTCAATACATTTGAGCCGCTGTTTTCAATTTATTTTGCTAAATACATTTAGAATGAATACGTCCACGATAGGAGAATAACATGGCAGGATTAGTTTCACCGGGAGTACAGGTTAGCGTTGTAGATGAAAGTTTCTACACACCAGCGGAGCCAGGTACTTTACCAATGATATTTGTTGCTTCGGCATCAAACAAAAAGAATGGTGCAGGCACAGGCACAGCACCAGGTACAACAACAGCAAAAGCTGGTACACCTTACTTACTAACTTCACAAAGAGATTTAGTAGATACTTTTGGAGATCCAATTTTCAAAACAGATACTACTAACAATCCAATACACGGAAGTGAATTAAACGAATACGGTTTACAAGCGGCATACTCATACTTAGGTATAGCAAATAGAGCTTATGTAGTGAGAGCAGATATTGATCTAGGTCAACTAGAAGCTTCAGTTACAGCTCCAGCGGCTAGTCCACAAGATGGAACATATTGGCTAGATACCAAAAATACACTTTGGGGCATCCAACAATGGAATGGTGAATCTGTTCTTAACAAAGGACAAGTGTTTACAAACAAAGTGCCGATTGTAATTACAGATGAAACACAAACAAGCAATACAGGGTCATTAAGCACAAACGGATACTCAGGATTTATACCTGCCAGTACTGTAGGATCTGTTGGCGACTATGCTGTAATTGCAACTACAACATTAAATAGAATTTTCTATAGAAACAAATCAGGAACTTGGGTATTAGTTGGTAGTTATCCGTGGGCAAAAAGTTGGCCAACTATTAAAGGCGCAAATGCAAATCCAACGTTTGCAGGCACAGCAAACATCAGCATTAACGGTACAAGTGTAGCTGTAAACTCATCAGATACAGTATCTGATGTAGCATCTACTATTAACGGATTGTTGATTACTGGTGTGACAGCTGATGCAGTAGATGGAAAATTAGAAATTTACAGTGACGGCACAGGTAGTGCATCTAATGATAGTACATTAGGTGGCGATGTATTAGTAGGCGGAGATGCTACTAGACTTCAAGAACTAGGCATCACAGCTGGTACTTACTATCCACCAGCTCTTACTATTGCAAAACATACTAACATTCCAGAATATAAATTATCTGATACATATACAAGACCAACTGGAAGTGTTTGGGTAAAAACAACAACACCTAACTTAGGTGCAAAATATGTTGTTAAAAAATGGAATGATACCACAAAACTTTGGGAAACAGACAATCCTGATGTTTATGCTTCAAATGCAGAAGCAATTTATCAAATGGATAAGACAGGTGGTGGAGCAAACCTACTTACAGGAGACTTATATGTTTTAAGTAATGTAGCAGGCGATGCAAGACCATTAGCAACATTTAAAATTTATCGTAGAAATGGTGTTGCACCTACAACTATTACAACTGCTAAAATTATTAGTGGTTCAATTAGTGCAGGTTCTAAATCATTTACAATACAAGCAACAGATAATGCAACTCCTTCCTACGGTGCTGTATCAACAATTACTGGTACATACACTGGAGCAGTAAGTGATGCTTCTGTACTTGCAGCGGCAATTAATGATGCTGGCGTAGAAAATGTTAGTGCAACTGTAAATGCACAAAACAAAGTATCTATTTCACATGCATTAGGTGGCGAAATTAAATTTGTAGACACTGATGCAGTATTAACATCAGCAGGTATTACACCTTTTGTTGATGCAACATCAGGTACACCAAATGTAAAATATGTACAAGGTACAAGCGGTGCAACTGATCCTAAACAGTTACAGGCAAGTTTATGGAAAGTTCTAAGCTACACTGCTAGTGACAACGAAGTAACAGCAACTACAGCTGAAGGTACACTATGGTACAACTCAACTGTTGATGAGCCTGATATTTTAGTACATAACGGAAGTGAATTTGTTGGTTACTTGTATGACGGATCAAGTGGAGAAAGCTCTACTGCAAGTCCGTTTTACGATGCAGATGAATCAAAACAAACTGATCCTGCAGGACCTATTGTAGGTGCTACTGCACCAACATTGCAAAGCGATGGTACTGCATTGGTGACAGGCGATCTTTGGATTGATACTTCGGACTTAGAGAACTATCCAAAACTTTATAAGCATAACGGAAATAGAACAGATTTACCTATAGCTAACAGATGGTTCCAAGTAGATACCGGAGACCAAACTACAGAAGAAGGTATCCTTTTTGCAGATGCTAGATATAATACAGCAGGAGCCAATAGTGATAAAGCAGGTGAAATTGCAGACTTACTTGCAAGTGACTTTATGGATCCAGATGCACCTGATCCTTCATTATATCCAAAAGGTATGTTGCTTTTTAACACACGCAGAAGCGGATTCAATGTTAAAAAATATAGAAGAAACTATATTAGCACAGCAGGATCTAATGCAAGATACAACGATCAAAGTATGGCAGCATATGCATCAAATCGTTGGGTAACTGAATCAGCAAACCAAGCTGATGGTTCAGGTAGCTTTGGACGCAAAGCACAACGTAAAGTTGTTGTACAAGCTCTCCAAGCATTGGTAAACAGCAATGACGATATTAGAGATGACGAATCAAGAATCTTTAATATGATGGCATGTCCTGGATATCCAGAGCTAATTGGTGAAATGAAATCACTTAACTATGATAGAGGCTTGACAGCTTTTGTTGTAGGTGACGCACCATTTAGACTTCAAGCAAATGCAACTGATATCAACAATTGGGCAACAAATACTAACAATGCATTAGAAGATAATGACAAAGGACTTGTTACAACAGATCCATACTTGGCTGTATTTTATCCAGGCGGATTTACAAGTGACAACTTTGGAAATAATGTAGTGGTTCCACCGAGTCATATGATGATGAGAACTATTGCATTAAGTGATCAAGTTAGTTTTCCATGGTTTGCACCAGCAGGTACAAGACGTGGTGGTATAACAAATGCTAGTTCAACAGGCGTTATTACAAGCGAAGGTGAATTTAAATCTGTTGCATTAAATGAAGGATTGAGAGATACATTGTATGCTAACAATGTAAACCCAATTACATTTATTACAGGCGCAGGATTAGTAAACTTTGGACAGAAAACAAGACAACTTACAGCTAGTTCTTTGGATAGAATAAATGTTGCAAGACTTGTAATTTACTTAAGAAGTCAGCTAAATGTACTTGCTAAGCCATACTTGTTTGAGCCTAATGATAAAATTACTAGAGATGAAATTAAACAGGCTGCAGAAAGTTTACTACTTGAATTAGTAGGACAAAGAGCACTTTATGACTTCTTAGTAGTGTGTGATGAATCTAATAACACACCTGCAAGGATTGACAGAAATGAGTTATACTTAGATATTGCTGTTGAACCTGTAAAAGCAGTTGAATTTATTTACATTCCACTAAGACTTAAAAATACTGGAGAAATAGCAGGACTGTAATTATGATAAATAATATTAGATTAGGAGCAATATAATGGCAATTTCAACACTATCAAAAATGACAGT